TTCCGACAGCGATTTGACGGCAGCAAGCGCCGTCGCCTCGTGGTCCGCGAGCCTGAGTCCCTTGATGAAGTCGGTCCCGGTGCCGACGCCGGCGCCGAGCATGACGGGCGAGACCTCGTGCACCGTGAGCTTCTCGAGGAAGCGCACGTCGCGGTCTCCGAACTTTCCGAACGACTGCTTGTCGACGTCGAAGCCGTAGCTCCACTCCTGCAGACCCGCCGCGCTCGCGCGCTTCACGGATCGGTACGTGTCGAGGCCGCGGCTCGTCTCGAGATAGAACTCGGCGTCGGCATAGGCCTTCTCCTGGTCGCCGCCGATCTTCCCGTCACCGATGATGTAGTCGCCCCAGTTGTGCGCGAACTGCGAGACGCGCACCGGCTGTCCGAACGAGAACGCGCCGGGCAGCGTGACGTCGCCGTCCTTGTCGACCACGTTGAAGGTCGCGAAGGTCGCGCGGAACGCGCCCTCGGCCTCCTTGAGCTCGACCTTTACCGCCTTGCGCTCAGTCACATCGCTGCGCCTCCCTCGGTCATGTGAGCGCGATGGTGCGGAACGCCAAAGTTGTGCGCGCGAAGTTTTGGCTCCGACGTGTCACCCGCGCGCGACTTGTGCGGGTGACAGGTCAGCGCAGGAGCAGGAGCTCCTCGATCACCGGCTCGTCGCCGGTTTCGATCCGGCCGCCCGCGACCGCGGCGGCCTGCGCGAACGCGGCCGCGATGGCGAAGACGAGCAGCGGTGTGACCTCGGCCGTGGCACGAATTCGTGCCACCTGCTGCGTGAACGCCGCGTCGAGATGGTGATGGGTGCGGAGCGGCGGCTTCCACTCCTTGATCTTCGGCGGGGCATAGGGCGTCTCGGGCGGCGCGACGTTGACGAGCTCGCCCGCGATGACGGCGACGGCTTGGACGAACGCGGCCTGCAGCACGAAGCCCGAGACGTTGGTCGCGTTCCCGGCGATCGCGGCCGCGGCCTGCACGAGCGCGGCATTGAGATTGAAGGTCTCCTTGCCCGACGCGGCGATGGTCGCACGCTGCTGCGTGATCGCGGCCGCGGCATTGAAGGTCTCTTTGCCCGAGGCGGCGATGGTCGCGCGCGCCTGCGTGATCGCGCCGGTGAGGTTGAACGACTCGACCGCCTGCGCGGCCATCGACGCGGCCGCTTGGGTGAGCGCGGCGGTCGCATGACGTGACGCGACCGGAGTGACGAGGATCGGCAGGCGCGCGCCGATGGGCGGCGTGACGACCGGACCGAAGATGCGATCCTGCGGAAGCTGGCCGGGCCGAAGAATGTCCGGCATGGCTAGACCTTCTTGGGCTTGGCCTTCGCCTTCGGCTTCGCCGCCCGCGCGATCCGGTAGGCGTTCACGTCCTCAGCGCGTGGCGGCGTGCTGTGGCTCACCGGATTGCCGCAGCTGGTGCACGGCGCGTACTGGCCCTCGAAGACGACCGGATGCGCGCAGACGGTGCAGCAGATGCAGGTGTTGATCGGCGCGAGCTCGATCGCGCTGCCATCTTTCATCAGTCGGCCACCACGCAATAGACCTCAGAGACGGGGAAGATCGCGGCGGCTCGGTTCAGCCACGCGATGCCGGTGCCGGGCGGGATGATGATGTCGCGCACCGGCAGCACGATACCCGCGCCGACCGCCGCCGATGGCACCCAGCCCTTCATACCCGGCGCGGCCGCGAGCGTCGGCTGCACGCTATAGGCGGCGAGGTCGAGGAGGAACCCCGAGTCCGGTAGCGCATCGCGCTGCAGCGCGTTCTCGAGCGATGGCGTGGCCGTGGATCCCGGCGTCCCGCGCGCGGTGATGCGCCGCATGTAGAGCCCCGACGTCGCGACCGGCGCGGTCGTGCAGAACACACCCCATTCGAGCAGCTCGATCCGCTTGCCCGCGCTCGGGTTCCAGATCGCGAAGGCGCAATGATCGATCGTGCCGACGGTCGCGGCGGTGATGCCACGCACGGTGTAGAACGCGCCCGGGCCCGGCATCAGCCCTTCGAGACCTGAATGGTGAAGCTCGTGACGTTCACGTCCGCGTCCTGCTGGATCGCGTCGGAGTCGATGAGAATGTCGCACGCCGCCTCACCGACCGTGCCGTCGCAGATCACCGTCGCGCCGTCCGCCTTGAGGCAGCGCGCCCACGTCGCGACGCCCGTTGCGTTCGCGGCCGCGTCGCCGGTGATCGCCGCCGCGGTGAGCAGACCGTTGACCGCTGCAGGGAACGCATCGGCCGCGAAGCGCAGCTCCGCGAGCAGGACCTGCGCGCCGACCGCCGTGTCCGCGTTGGCCGGCTGCGCGCCGTCGTAGATGCGCAGGTAGCCGTTGTCGAAGAGCGCGCCGAGCGCATCGGCCTCCGCGTTCACCGTCGCGTTCGCGTATTTCGGATTGTTAGCCACCGCCGCCTCCGTTCCCGTTCGCGTGCGCGGCCTGCTCCTCGGCGGTCAGCTCCTCGAGCTTGAGCCGTCCATAGATCGGCACGATCCCGGTCGCCTTGCCCTGCGCGTCGCGCGTGACGTCGCGCCGTATCTCATAGATGCCGTCCGTCTGCGACGAGCGGCCCATGCTGCCGGCGAGTTCGAGGAAGCCGCGCAGCATCGTCGCGTCCCGCGAGCTCTGCGCCTTCTCCATGCCCTCGAGAAAGCGCAGGACGTTCGGATCCGGACGCGAGTCCTTCACCGCGAGTGCGTGCAGCTGCGAGCTCACCTTCGCGACCTCATCCTGCAGCGCGACCAGGGCGCGCGCCTGCAGCACCTGATCCTCCTCGGTCGGCGCATCGAGCGGCGGCGCGGGCGGCTTGTCGCCCGCCTGCGGCGCAGGCTGGTTCAGTCCCTGTCCGATGTAGACCTTGTCGGCATCGGTGAACGGCAGGCCGAGCGCGGCGCGGACCTCGGAGCGCATGTACGCGCCGCCGCCGAGACCCTTGATCCAGCGGTCCTGCTTCTTGAGCAGCATGTCCTGCAGCGCGCCGACGTCGCGCACGTCGAATGCGACCTCCTGCCGGTCCATCGTCGCGTCGTCGACGAAGCGCGGCAGCAGCTGACCCTGGTACTCCTCCGCGAACGTGCGCATCGTCGGAAGGATGTTCGACTCCCAGAGCTGCTCGCGCAGCTGCACCATCGTCGCGCCGACCTTCACGCCCTCGAGCCCGGAGCCGAAGCCCGCGACCGCAGCGGGCACGCGCATCACCGCGGCGACACGCTCCTCGGGCACGTTGCGAATGTTCGAGAGGTTGAGGTCATCAGGAGAGAAGCCGAATGTCTTGAGCTCGGTCGGGTTCGTGAACACGAGCGTCTCGCCGCGCCGGTCGCCGGTCGTCTTCGACTCGACGTCAGCCTTGACCGCCTTCGCCTCGTCGGGCGTGAGCGCGCGCTTGGAGTCCTTCGCCGGCGAGAGCATGAGACCCGGCACGCCGAGGTTGATCAGGATCGCGGCCGAGAAGCGCGCGGCCTGCTCGTCGGTCAGGATTTCTCGAAGAACGGTCTTGACCGGCGACCAGCCCTTGCGAATGTTGTTCGGGTCGATGCCGAGCCGGTGATGGATGACGCGCATGACCGGCAGCTCCATCGGGGAGCGGCCATCGGGCGAGTAGTCGTAGTGCGAGATGAACGCGGTCCCGTCCGTGGGCCAGCGCGGCTCGAGCATCCAATGCGGCATGTACCACTTCTGCACCGGCACGCCGCCCGGCGAATCGACCTCGACCTCGTAGGCGTTGCCGTCGAGCCACAGCGACGCGAGGACCGCCGTCTTGAGGACCGACGACGCGTACCAGCTGCGCCGCAGCTTGGGGTCCCAGACCGGATAGCGCAGCAGGCGCAGCATCGGATGGTCACCGATCCACGTCGGCACGCCGCCGTCGATCGGGATAGTGCGCACGCCGATCGGCGCTTCCGCGAAGGCCGCGCCGATTATGTCGATGCACGCGCGCACGAGCGCGGATCCGGAGCCGTCCCCGATGAGGTCGTCGTACTTGCGCTCGCCCGAGACGCCGGCCGGACCCTGCCACCACGACCAGCGCACGATGGAGTCGCCGCCGCTGCCGGGGAGCGCGAGCCCCTTCATCTGCCGCGCGGCGTGACCGATGGCGCTCATCGCAGACCGCTCACGGTGAACACCACGCGCAGGGCGAGCCCGACCCAGACCGCCGCCCATACGAGCGCGACGCCGTACGCGACGATGAGGACCAGGACCTCCGCGAGCTCGCGAACGTCGGTGCCAAGCTCAGCCGCTCGATCGCGCAATGTTCGCCGCCGCCGCGCGCCGTCCGGTTCGCGGACCTCAGCCACCTGTCACCCGTCCGTGTCTTCGTCGGGTGACAAGTCGTCGATGGGCTCGTCGTCGCCGGGCTCGGGACCATTGAGGGTGC